TCAGCAATAAAAACTATTTCTGGTATGGGTGGCTTTGATCCTATCTTTGAATATAGTTTCAATAATGGAATTGTATTTAGTGACGGTGGCTCAGAACACGATAATTCCATTCATCAATACACACCATTCATTTGTGGTGGAAATATGTTCAATGTTGGATTTACGATTGGTGAAGATCAATCTGATAGAAATTATACCGGCAGTTACTCTTGGTGGAATCAACCTTTGGTGTTAGAAGGTGTGTGTAACACAAGCACAGGAGGTTGTGATTCACCACCAGATGCAGGATATTGGGAAATAGAATGCACGCAGTGGAAGTTAAGCACCGCATTCACTCCGTTCTCTGGTCTTCCAGATTTAGAATGTGCATCGTGTAATCCTTTTGCACCGCCAATGCGATCTGGTTATCAAGTGCCTGGCTTCTCACAAGTTAGACCTAGAAGCACAGCATACTCAAATTATGTTTCAAACACATACTTCAGAGATAACTATGATTCAAGTAGTAGACTCACACCAGAAAGAGTGTTTGGTGGATTCTATCTTGCAAACAAACTTGTGGATGGTGAGTGTGTTTCCATGCTTTGTCCGACAACACCCGGAGTTGATAACTACTGTAAAGCACTAAGGGACTGTAAGCGATGAGTCATATTAGAGGAAGAATAAAAACTGTTGTTGATTACGGTGGTAGACTTCCCGGAGTTACGGGAACCTGCTGCGATTCTACTGGAAATAAAACAGTCAAAACATTTAGTCAATGTATGTCTGAAAATGGAAACTGGTCTTTAGGTTCACCTGATTTGGTAACATGTCCAGACTCAACCGCACTTGGTTGTTGTTGTGCATGTCCCTATACAACAAAAAACACTGGAACTGAAGCAGATTTCATGCACCCAGGTCACGCTGGGTTCGCTGGTGTAGGCAGTAGAGAGGCTTCTAGTGATGGTGTTCGCACAAATATTACACAGTGTGAGTGTGACTATGTTGGTGGAAACTGGACTCCTGATTGTCCAGAGGATGAAAATGGTAATATTCTCCTATGTCAAACCGATGGTGTTGAATCCAGATTTGATGTGAGAGTTCCGTTTGCCTGTTGTCATTGTGATGAAGATGAGAATGGTGTTGAAGTAAGAGCGTGCTCGAATGTTTGTAGTTCCGCTGAGTGCTTATTGTTAGAAGAAAATTCAAGCGGAAGTCAAAACTGTCAATCTGAATATGACATATTTTCAATATGCGATTATTCGACATTTGATGGCAGAAATCCAAAACTTTGTTCAGAATTACCACCAGAGATTCCTATTCCGGACGGAGAGGGTGAGTTTCTAACTCAAACCGGCAGCGATGATGCGAGTGCGTGCTGTCATCTGAGTTATGACGGGAATAAATATACTTGTTCTTATAGATCAAGAGAGGAATGTGAACAAATGAACGGTCTTTATAATGTCCCAGATGAAAATGGTCCTATTCTTTGTACGGATAGTATTTGTCCAGATCCCCCAACAATTCTAGATAATGGATTTGTTGAATCACCCACAATTAGAGAAGAGAATTTACCTGAAATTGGAAGTGTTTATGGGGGTGGAATCTACCTTGGAGTTTTCACACCGGGAATCTCAGAGGTTCTTGCAAACTTAGAGACGGGTCCAACACCATATAGAAATGTTTCAAGTAGGGAAGGCTCTGGTGATAAAACCAAATGGGCATTGATTGTCAGCCCAACCGATCTTGGTAGTGAGTTTGGAATGGCAGACATGACACTCCCCTATATTGGAACATCTGAAGTTCCGATGGACGAAGACTCTTCAGTTTTTGACGGATTCTTTAATACCTATGGAAATAATAAAGATAAAAAATTACCACAAACACACCTGTATAAACAAATCAGAAATTACAATAGATTTGGATTCAAAGATTGGTATTTGCCGAGCGTTCACGAACTTGGTTTTATCGCAGGAGTTCAACGAGAGATATCGTTTGGTGTTAACTTAAATCGTTACTCACAGAATCACACAAAATTACAGTCAAATTTGCCATATCTTTCTTCGACTAGAAAGACTCGAAATTACAGAAATAATAAACAAAGAAAATTTGAAAATTATCCAGCAGCGAATCTGGTTTATGGTATATTAATAGGAAATGTTTTTGGTCCAATGAATGGCTACACATTCTTATCCGGACTTGACAGTAGATTCCGTGTAAGGCTTGTAAGAAAAATAAAACTGGAGAGTTAAACTATGTGTTCATCATGTGAAAAAAAGTTTAGAGAAATAGAGGAAACAAAAAAAGAAGGTGGATTTCTTAAAAAAGGAATCGGAATGGTTCAAAGTTATGCTTCCTCTCTTGCGTCAAAGGGATTTAGCAACAAAAAGACAGCGAAACCAACAAAACAATTAAGAGTTATTTCATGTTTCGGAAACGAACATCTTGGTGGAGTTCTTCCTGCATGTCAACACTTGACGCAAAGTAAAACACCCGGAAAACATTTCTGTGGTGGATGTGGATGCGGAGACAGAGAGCAAACTTGGCTGATGGCTGAGGGTGAAAGTTACAGCAAGTTAGATTTTCCAAAACTTGCATGTCCCCTGACGATGCCGGGATTCACAAATTATAAACCAAGTGAACCCGACGAAGCAGAGGAACCCATCACGAGAAAGCACTACATAGAAAATATAGAATACAACGAAATAACAAAAGTCGAAGTATCTCTTCCCGATCCCAAGACGAAAGAAGAAGAGTGATGAAAGACGCAGGAGGGTAAAACCTCCTGCTTTTTTTATACATAGATGGAAGGGAGAAAATATGGCAACAATAACCTCTAAGGACGGTCTTATTGATTATGCGTTGAGAAAACTCGGCGCTCCCGTGATTGAAATTAATGTTGACAGAGAACAAGCGGAAGATCGACTTGACGAAGCAATTCAATTTTTCCAAGAAAGACACTTTGACGGTGTTCAAAAGGTGTATTTTTCACACCAACTCACCGACCAAGATATCTCAAATCGTTATATTTTAACAGATACTCTTGCCGCACCAAAAGGATTCGAGGGTGAAAACGAGCCTACAGGGAGTGATATTATTTCCGTGGTAAAGGTTTTTCAATTCGGTCCACTGAAGGGTATTGCAAGTATGTTCGATGTCAGATATCAAATGGCATTAAATGATTACTTCGGAATCAATACTGGATTGGGCTATAATTCTGCTCTTGGATTAGCATCTTACGATTCAGCGAAAAGATACATTAGCATGATCAGTGACTTTTTCCAACCAGAGAAAGAAATCAGATTTAGTCGTGTCACCAACAGACTTTTAATTGACTCCGATCTTTCAGACACAATCAATTCTGGTGATTACATTATCATCGAAGCAAATGTCGCTTTGAATCCCGATACTTTTACAGAGATTTACAATGATCGAATGTTAAAACGATATGTCACTGCACTCATCAAAAAACAGTGGGGATCTAATCTTTCTAAGTTTGCTGGTGTTCAGTTGCCCGGTGGTGTTCAATTAAACGGACCACAAATTTACGCTGAAGCAATAGGTGAAATTCAGCAAATTGAACAAGAGTTCTATTCACAATACGAGTTGCCAATTGACTTCATAGTAGCATGAAAAGCCCTTACTTCAAAGAGAATTCAAGCGAACAAAATCTTGTCGAAGATTTATCTATCGAATCCATTAAAATCAATGGACGAGATATGGTTTACATTCCAAGAAATTTGATCAACAAGGATGAACTCTTTGGAGAAGATAATACTGCAAGGTTTGAAAAAGGCTTTGAGATTGAAATGTATATTCAATCCGTCAATGGATTTGAGGGGGACGGAGACATTCTGTCAAAGTTTGGAATTCAAATTAACGATAGAATGAATCTTGTTGTTGCAAAGAAACGATTTGTTGAGGAAGTCACCACATTCAATTCAGACATTGTTCGTCCTCGTGAGGGTGATTTAATTTTCTTCCCACTGAGCAACACTCTTTTTGAAATTAATTTTGTTGAACACGAAAATCCATTCTATCAAATAGGAAAAAACTACACATTCTTATTGATCTGTGAAACCTTTACCTACGCTCAAGAAACGATGGATACAGGTTTTGGAACCATCGACGAACTCGACGATATCGCAGGTGTGTCTGGAGACATTACTATTCCGAAAGCATCGACTGGTGTTACACTGGGTGATAACGATGACTTACAAACCTTTGGTGCAGACATCTTTGACTTTACAGACAGAGATCCATTCTCGGAGAATAATTACTAATGTTTTCTACCTTTTACAATGAATCAATTCGCAAACTCGTAATCGGGTTTGGTTCGTTATTCAATAACATCAATGTGAGAAAGTTTGATTCGAGTGACAATGTTCTTCAAACAATTCGTGTTCCAATCTCATATGCACCAAAAGAAAAGTTTGTGGCACGATTAAACGAAGGTGGCTCTATTATTGAAGATGACACAAAAGTGAAAGCGATTTTGCCTAGGATCGGTTTTGATATCACTGGTATCAATTATGATCCAACAAGAACGATTAATAAGTTGAGAAAGGGAAGAAAAAATAGTGCGTCTGGAAATACCGCAGACACAATGTTCCATGAGGTTCCATATAATGTAAGTTTCGGCATGTATGCCTTTACATCTTCGATTGATGAAAACTTACAGATTATCGAACAAATTCTTCCGTTTTTCACACCAGAGTTTATTGTGTCTTTGAACATGAACAGTATTCATACAAAGGTGGACATTCCTGTCACACTTTCAAATGTTAATATTCAAGAGGACTATGAAGGTAATTTCTTTGCTAGAAGATTTGTTTCTTCTTCTTTTGAGTTCTTAGCAAAATCTTATGTCTATGGACCAACGAAAGTTCAGACTGTCATCGAAGGTATCACCGCAGAGTTTCGCACGGATCTCACGGGAACTGGGGGTGGGGATTCAGGATTACTGGAGTCATTTGGTATCACGGGAAGTATTGTTACAGGACTTTCTGGACCATTATACACACCGGCACAAGGCCGAAGTTTATAGAATGGAGTTAAAATGGATGCGAAAGATAAAATATCAGAAGCACTTGAAACAACCTACAAGGCAGAGGTTAGCGATATAAAAAAAGAAGTCAAGGAAATTCAACTCGGTGCAGACAAAGCAGATGTTGATTTCAACCTCACTCGAAAAAATCTGAAGGAACTTATTGATCGTGGCAGCGAAGCCATCGACGGTATTCTGAAGATTGCATCTGAAGGAGATCATCCCAGAGCATACGAGGTTGCTGCCACTCTTATTAAAACGGTTTCTGAAGTGAACACTGATCTTATGGACTTACATAAGAAGATGGCAGACATGGACAAAACTGAAGTGAATGTGAACAACACCACAAACAATGCCATCTATGTTGGCTCGACGCTCGAACTTCAGGACTTGATTAACAATGATCGAAGTTCCAGAGCGAAAGCCAGACAGGATGTGTTGGATGTGACGGAGGATTTAGATGAGTGATAAACAAAAAGGATATCTTGGTAATCCGAACCTGAAAGAAACTGGTTTGGAGATGTCCTTCACCAAAGCACAAGTTAAAGAATACATGAAGTGTGCTGGGGATCCGATTTATTTTACAAAGAAATATATTAAGGTTGTTTCATTGGACAAGGGTTTGATTCCCTTCGATCTTTACGATTATCAAAAAGATATCGTCGAGACTGTTCACAACAATCGTTTCGTGATCTGTAAACTTCCTCGACAGTCTGGTAAGTCCACCACGGTTGTGGCTTACATTCTACACTACATTCTTTTTAACCAAGACATGACGGTTGGTATTCTCGCTAACAAACAAAGCACAGCGAGAGAACTTTTGCACCGACTCAAACTGGCATATGAGTATCTTCCGATCTGGTTGCAGCAAGGTATTGTAGAATGGAACAAAGGTTCCATTCAGTTGGAGAACGGCTCTCGGATCATCGCATCGTCAACATCATCGAGTGCGATTCGGGGTGGTTCGTTCAACATGATTTTCCTTGACGAATTTGCTCATGTTCCTCACGGTATCGCTGATGAATTCTTTAGTTCTGTATACCCTACAATCTCTTCTGGACAGTCCACGAAAGTCCTGATGGTTTCCACTCCGAATGGTTTGAACATGTTCTACCACTACTGGAAGGGTGCTACAAAGCAAGCAGGGGAGGTTGGGAAGAATGAGTATGTTCCCATTGAGGTTCACTGGTCGCAAGTTCCCATGTATCCCGGCGGACCTCTCCGGAATGAGAAATGGAAAGAGGAAACGATTGCAAACACCAGCGAGATTCAATTCCAAACAGAATTTGAATGTGACTTTGTTGGTTCTGCAAACACCCTGATATCCTCGTCTAAACTTCACGCTCTGTCTTGGGTGAATCCAATCGAACGAAATAAAGATGGACTGGACATTTATGAGGAACCAAAAGCGGAACACAAGTATGTCTGTGTTGTCGATACCGCACGAGGACAGGGTAAAGATTACAGTGCGTTTACCATAACGGACATCACTCAGACTCCATACAAAGTGGTTGCAAAATATCGAAACAATATTATTTCACCGATGGTTTATCCCACCGTGATCAAAGCGGTTGCCGAAAAATACAACATGGCTCAAACACTCATTGAAATCAATGACATTGGTGGACAGGTTGCTGATGTTCTTCATCGTGACTTGGAGTATGAAAACATTCTTATGTGTTCTTTCCGAGGTAGAGCAGGACAAACAATCTCTGGTGGTTTCGGTGGAGCAAATACTCACATGGGTGTGCGAACAACAAGCGTTGTGAAAAAACTTGGATGCTCTGTTCTCAAAAGTTTGATCG